TACCACCACGCGTGAACCGCAGAAGCCACAACCACAAAGCACTCCTCCGGATCCGGTGGCGGATGAAGCGGCACTGCGCGCGCAGATTCTGGCGGAGCAGAAAGTGCGTGTCAGCGCTATTAACGATCTCTTTGCCATGTTCGGTGGCAAGCATCACGAACTGCAGAACAAGTGCATCGCTGATCCCGAATGTTCTGTTGCACAGGCGAAAGACGCGCTGCTGGAAGCACTGGGTAAAAACTCAACGCCGTCGGATAAGTCCGCGCAGGCGCATATTTATGCCGGTAACGGCAACTTTGCGGGCGACGGTATCCGCCAGGCGCTGATGGCTCGTGCCGGGTTTGAAAGTCAGGAGCACGATAATGTCTACAATGGGATGACCCTGCGTGAATACGCCCGCATGGCGCTGACCGAGCGCGGCATTGGGGTCTCCAGCTATAACCCGATGCAGATGGTGGGGCTGGCGCTGACGCACAGCACCTCGGACTTCGGCAATATTCTGCTGGATGTGGCGAACAAGGCGCTGCTGCAGGGCTGGGATGAGGCCGAGGAAACCTTCCAGCGCTGGACCAAGAAAGGCCAGCTGTCCGACTTCAAGACCGCGCATCGTGTCGGCATGGGCGGGTTCCCGGCACTGCGTCAGGTTCGCGAGGGGGCAGAGTACAAGTACGTCACCACCGGCGATAAAGGCGAGACCATCGCGCTGGCGACGTACGGGGAGATCTTCTCCATCACCCGCCAGGCCATCATCAACGATGACCTGAACCAGCTGACCGACGTCCCCATGAAGATGGGGCGTGCCGCCAAGGGTACCATCGGTGACCTGGTCTATGCCGTACTGACCAAAAACCCGAAACTCTCCGACGGCAAAGCGCTGTTCCATGCGGATCACCGAAACCTGTCGACGGGGGCGATTTCTGTCAGCAGCCTCGACGATTCCCGCAAGCTGATGCGCCTGCAGAAAGAAGGTGAGCGTTCCCTGAACATTCGCCCGGCTTTCATGCTGGTGCCGGTGGCGCTGGAAACCCTGGCAAACCAGACCATCAAATCGGCCAGTGTGAAAGGTGCCGATATCAACGCGGGTATTGTTAACCCGATCCAGAACTTCGCGGAGGTCATCGCGGAAGCCCGTCTGGATGATGCGGATGCAAAAGCCTGGTATCTCACCGCGGCGCAGGGAACCGACACCATCGAGGTGGCGTACCTGAATGGCGTCGATACGCCGTATATCGACCAGCAGGAAGGCTTCACCACTGACGGTATCGCCACCAAAGTACGTATCGATGCGGGCGTGGCCGCGCTGGATTACCGCGGCATGGCTAAATCCAGCGGCCAGTAATCGCGGGCCCGGAAATTCACGCCCGTAAGGGCTTTTTATATCTGAAATCAGCCCCGAAGGGGGCTGAGCGGAGACTGAAGTTATGGCAAAGAATTTTGTTCAGGACGGTAAAACCATCGCGCTGGTTGCGGGTGCTGCCGACATTTACAGTGGCGACCCGGTCATGGTCGGAAAAGTACTGGCCGTGGCGATCACGGATATTCCAGCCGGGCAAACCGGGGATGGTGCTACTGACGGGGTATTCATTCTCCCCAAACTGCCCGCTGACGCGATTACTGCCGGGAAGCAGGTTTATATCAAAGGCGGCAAGATCCAGCTTGATACCACGGGAGCGGATGCGGCTGGGGTTGCCTGGGAAGATGCCGGTGCAACCACCACCGTTGTTGAAGTGAAAATCAATGGGTAACCCGTTTGACCGGATGGCCAGCCGCATGGATGCGGCCACCATCAGGAAGATGGGGCAAACCGCCATCATTAACGGTCTGCAGGTGGATGTGGTTCCTGCTGAGCTTCTCGAAGAGATGGGGCCGCTGTCGGGTACCGGCCGCGCGCTGGTGGTTTTTAACGCCAGCTATCAGCCCAGGCGTAATGATGTGGTGGAGTACGACGGTGAAACCTTCTCACTGACCCGCCACGAGAAGTTTAACGGCAAGCCGCGCATCTTCATCGAATAGCGGAGGTGTTATGTCGATTAAAGGGCTGGAGCAGGCCATTGCCAACCTGAACAGCATCAGTAAAACAGCCGTTCCACGCGCCTCGGCGCAGGCGGTTAACCGTATCGCCGGGGAGGCCGTCAACCGCAGCGTGTCTGTTGTGGCAAAGTCCACCCGTGTTCCCCGCAAGCTGGTTAAGCAGCGCGCCCGGGTGCGCCGGGCAACCGTCAGCAAACCCCGGGCGCTCATCCGGGTTAACCGCGGCAATCTTCCGGCTATCAAACTGGGCCCGGCCAGCCTCAGATTATCCCGTCGCAAACGGGATAAATCCGGCGCAAACAGTGTCCTGCAGGTTGGCCGTTTTCGTTTCCCCGGCGCATTTATCCGGCAGCTGGCCAACGGGCGCTGGCATGTTCTTCGGCGCACCAGTAAAAGCCGGTATCCCATCGAGGTGGTCAGCATTCCGCTGGCAGTCCCTCTTACCGAAGCGTTCCGGGCGGAGCTGCCGGTGCTGATGGATGAGCGAATGCCGGTAGTGATGCGGCAGAACCTTGCCAACCAACTGAGGATAATTCTTACCCGATGAAACACAGCGATATCCGCAGTGCGGTACTGGCCGCGCTGAAACGCAATATCAGTGAGCCCGCCACCTTTTTTGACGGCCGGCCTGGCTTTCTTGATGAACAGGATCTTCCTGCCGTTGCGGTATACCTCTCAGATGCCCGCGCGTCGGCAGAGCTTGTCGATGAAGATGAATGGACCGCGACATTGCATGTGGAGGTTTTCCTTAAAGCAGCCGCGCCTGACTCGGCGCTCGATGCCTGGATGGAGGCCCGTGTTTACCCGGCGATGGGGGATATTCCGGAACTGCAGGGACTTATCGAGAAGATGACCGCGCAGGGCTACGACTATCAGCGTGATGATGAAGCGATGACATGGGGCTCTGCCGATCTGAGCTATTCCATCAGCTATATAATGTGAGGACACAATGACGACACCCAACCCTCTGGAGCCGGTAAAAGGCGCCACCACCACGCTCTGGATTTATTCCGGTTCCGGTAACCCCTTCGCTGACCCGACCTCTGATGTTGACTGGACGCGCCTGGCGAAAATTAAGGATCTGCAGCCCGGCGAACTGACGGCAGAGTCGAACGATGACACCTACCTGGATGACGACGATGCCGACTGGACGTCAACGTCTCAGGGGCAAAAATCTGCCGGTGAAGCCAGTTTTACCCTTGCGTGGAAACCGGCGGAAAGCGGCCAGCAGGATCTGGTGCGCTGGTTCGATGATGGCACCGTGCTGGTCTACAAAATCAAATACCCGAACAACGCGGTTGACCTGTTCCGTGGCTGGGTCAGCAGCCTGGGCAAAACCGTCACGGCAAAAGATACCATCACCCGTTCGGTCAAAATCAACAATAACGGTAAGCCGGGCCTTGCGGAAGCCAACAATGCGCCGGTGATTGCCGTGACCGGCGTCAGTCTCGACAAGTCGACCACCACTGTCGCCATCGGTGCCACGACCACGCTGAATGTCACCGTTCTGCCCGCCAGCGCATCGGATAAATCCTTCCGCGTGGCAACGTCGGACCCGGCAAAAGCGACAGTCATTGCTGCGGGCAGCGTGCTGACGGTCACCGGCGTTGCAGCGGGCGCCGCCGATATCATCGTGATGACCAACGACGGCCTGTTTGTGGCGACCTGCAAAGTCACCGTTTCCTGATCCCCGGGGCTTCGGCCCCGTCTCCCGGAGTACCTCCATGTTTCTGAAAACCGAACCGTTTGAATATAACGGCGTTTCCGTCACGCTGTATCAGCTGTCAGCCCTGCAGCGTATTGAGCACCTCGAGTACCTGAAATCGCTCGAAAGCATTCAGGATGCCGACATGCAAAAGGCCGTCAGCATGACCGTCACCACCGGCGCGCTGATTGTTGCCATGTCGTTATGGCACGGGCATGAGCGAAAGGGGACTGAAAACAACGCTGCAGAAGAGGTGGCGCTGATTCAGGGTGATGTGATGAGCTCCTGGCCGCTCGAGGCGATTTCCGCTGCCGAGTACAGTGTGAAATTGCTTTCCGGTATGGTTCAGCCGGTCTCTGACGATCTGCCCGCGGACACTGAGCCTGCGGAGCCCGTCAGCGCGGAAAAGTCCTCGCCAGTGAGCTGACCTTTGTCCTGAGACTGGCCCGGGAGTTCGGTCGACCGGACTGGCGCGCCATGCTTGCTGGCATGTCTTCAACGGAGTATGCCGACTGGCGCAACTTCTACCAGGACAACTATTTTCAGGATGCGCAGCTGGATATTCACTTCTCCTCTGTGCAGTACGTTATCGCATCTTTATTTAGCCGCGACCCGCAGCTGACCCCTGCCACGTTCAGCCTTTTCTCCCGCGAAACCGGTACCTCAGATGACGAGGCGCCGGACGACGATATGCTGATGGCGAAAGCGGCAGGATTATCAGGAGGCATGCGCTATGGCCCAGACAGCAGTCGGTGATCTGGTCGTTAACCTTGACGTCAATTCGTCAAAGTTCAATGAGCAGATTGCCCATGTCCAGCGGCAGTTCAGACAAACCGGCGATGCGGCCAACGATGCCGCACTGAAGGTCCAGCAGTCATTCACCCGCCAGGAGGCTGCCGCGAAAAAGGCAGGGATCTCCGTCGGTCAGTACAACGCCGCGATGCGGATGCTCCCGGCGCAGTTTACGGATATCGCCACACAGCTGGCGGGCGGCCAGAGTCCCTGGCTCATCCTGATGCAGCAGGGCGGGCAGGTCAAAGACTCCTTCGGCGGTATCATTCCGACGTTTCGCGCGCTGCTGGGGGCTATATCGCCGGTGATGGTGGGGATCGGCGCGCTGTCAGCGGCAACCGGCGCCATGGTGTACGTCTGGTACCAGGGCTCCGCCACACTCTCCGGTTTCAATAAAACGCTGGTACTGTCCGGCAATACAGCCGGGCTGACGGCAAACCGGATGCTGGTGCTGGCGAAATCCGGCGAGCAGGCCGGGCTCACCTTTAACCAGACCAGCGACGCGCTCACTGAACTGGTGAATGCCGGTGTGCGCGTCGGCGCCAGTTTTGACGATATGAGCCAGGCGGTGGCGAAGTTCACCGATGCATCCGGCGTACCGCTCGATAAGGTCGCTGCGGCGTTCGGCAAACTGACGAACGATCCGACCTCCGGCCTGATTGCGATGGCGCAGCAGTTCCATAACGTGACGGCGGAGCAGATTGCCTATGTGGCGCAGCTGCAGCGCTCTGGTGACGAAGCAGGTGCGCTGCAGGCGGCTAACGATGCGGCCACACATGGTTTTCGTGAGCAGACGAAAAGCCTGCGCGACAATATGGGGACCATTGAGTCAGCGGCCGATTCCCTGAAGCGTGCGTTTAAGTCGATGTGGGATGCTGCGCTGGATATCGGGCGCCCGGATACCACGCAGGAGATCGTCAGCAAAGCGGAAGCGGCCTTTAAGCGCGCGGATGAAATCTGGAATCTGCGCAAGGGCGATCGCTATGTTAACGACGAGGCCCGGGCCCGTTTCTGGAATGACCGCGAGACGGCGCGGCTGGCGCTCGACATGGCGCAGCAGCAAGCCGGTAACGCGAAGGCCCAGGAGGAGAGCGCCGCAAAGGCGGCTGCGGCGGAATCTGACCGCCAGAAATACGCCGCCCAGGCACAGTCGAACTATGCCAGAACCCAGTCAGCGCTGGAGAAGTACACCGCCCGCCAGAACGAGCTTAACAGGGCGCTGAAGGAAGGACGCATCCTGCAGGCGGACTACAACATCAACCTGTCTGCTGCGAAAAAAGAGTATGAAGACTCCCTGAAAAAGCCGCATAAGGCTCCGGCGGTGAAAACACCGGCGGGTGTCCGATCCATGGATACCGCCAGCGCGCAGACGCTGGAGCTGGAAGCGCAACTGCGGACGCTCCAGGAGCATAAAAGCCTCACCGATACCATCAGCCAGCAGCGGCAGGAGCTGTGGAAACAGCAGGCCCGCTTTTCCGTGCTGGAAGAGGCCGCCAGAAAGCGCGCGCTGACCAGCGATGAGCAGTCGCTGCTGGCGAATAAAAACGAGGTACTGGCGCGGGCGGAAGTGAATGCCCGGCTTGGCGATCAGATTGTGGCGCAGGAGCGGCTTAACCGCCTGCAGGACGCCTCGCAAAAGTACGTAACCCAAATCAGCGAGAAGACCCGGGCGCTGGTGGCTGGTGGCAGTCTGAGCAGCCGCGCGGCCCAGCGTCAGAATGAAGAGGCGCAGTTGCGACAGGGCTGGATGAATGCCGGGGGGACCGATGCGGATCAGGGCTACCAGAACGAGCTGGCGGCGCTGAAAAACTACTATGCCGAACAGGACCGCCTGCGGGGGGACTGGCAGGCGGGGGCAAAGTCCGCATGGGCAGAGTATTCGGAGTCCGCCGGGGACGCTTACGGGCAGGTGAAATCCTTTGCGGCCAGTACCTTTGACGGCATCGGCCAGAGCATGGCCGACATGCTTACCACCGGGAAGGCGAACTGGGCGGACTTTACCCGCGCCACACTTTCCATGCTGACTCAAATCATGATGAAACAGGCCATGGTGGGGCTGGTGGATTCCGCCTCGTCATGGCTCGGCTTTGCGTCCGGCGGGTATACCGGCTCAGGCGGTAAATACGAGCCTGCGGGCGTGGTTCACCGCGGGGAATTTGTCTTTACCAAAGAGGCAACCAGCCGGATCGGTGTTGGCAATCTGTACCGGATGATGCGCGGCTATGCAACGGGGGGACTGGTTGGCAGCAATAGCAACGGCGGCGTTGTGTCGCCGATGGGGGTCAGCGTCTACGCGCCGGTAACGGTGACAACTGGCCAGAACAGCGATGAGAAGCAGCAGGGGAACGGCGATGCACTCGGTAAGGCGTATCAGCAGGTGATTGATCGCTCTGTCCGGGACGGTATCACCCGCGAAACCCGCCCGGGCGGCATTATCTGGAACGCCAGCAAACAGAGGTAACCCATGGCGATTGAACATTTCACCTGGCGGATTCAGGCTGCCAGCCAGCCGACGCTCAAGAGCAAGGACACCGTCAGGGTTGCCCGGTTCGGCGACGGGTATAAGCAGGTCAGCGGATCGGGGCTGCATGATGAAGAGCTCAGCTATGAGTTTTCGTTTACCGGCAAACCGGACACGGCCCGGGAAATTCACGCATTCCTGCGCAGGCACAAAACGAAGGCGTTCACATTCACCCCGCCCGGCGGTGAACTCACACTCTGGCGCGTGGAGGCCGACAGCCTCCAGCGGGTCACCAAAAGCAAAACGGTGGAAACCGTCACGGCCACCTTTGAACAGGCATTTGCACCATGAGTCTTAACCGCGATTATCAGAAACTGGAGCCGGGTAATACCGTCCGGCTGTTTGATGTGGATGGCACCGCCTTTGGCGTCGGGGAGG